CCTCAACGCGCGACGCCGTTACTTTTTAGGAGGGGATTAGAACAAATGTTCTATAAATAACTAATAACGGGATCGCACTGTGAAATTCTAGGAAGTTTGGAAGATTTAACTTGACAATTTAATATAATGTGATATATTGAACGCAAATTGGACGTGGAAAGGAAATTATGGAAAAAGATTCAATTGGCAATAGAATGAAGTCTAACTACGAGAATCGTTATCGTTTATTCCTTACCCGCCGAACTCCCGTCATTATTCGCTTAGATGGTAGGGCATTTCACACATTAACAAGGGGATTGCAAAAACCATTTGATTATTATTTTTCTGATACTATGGTGCGAACGGCGGAATTTTTATGTTCTGAAATACAGGGAGCCAAGTGCTCCTATATTCAGTCAGATGAAATATCTATTTTAGTTACTGATTTTGATGCCCTAACGACCGATGCGTGGTTTGATTATAATATTCAAAAAATGGCATCAATATCAGCAGGGCTGGCGTCAGCTTATTTTACATCGGAGTGGTGCGAAGAAGGTAAGATTGCTGTTTTCGATAGTCGCGTATTTAATATCCCGAGCGAAGAGGTTTGTAATTATTTTATCTGGAGACAACTAGATTGGGTAAGGAATTCTGTGCAAATGTTAGCGCAATCTCAATTCTCACATTCCCAATTACATAAGAAAAATACTCCGATGATGCACGATATGCTGCATGAGAAGGGAATTAATTGGGCTGACCTAGATGAACGGTGGAAGAATGGGGTGTTTGTGTATAGGGGTGGCAATAATGGATGGAGTATTTCTCCCGCCCCTATGTTTAAAGATAAGAGAACAACCATTGAACAATATTTAAGTAAGGAATAATATGAAATACTACAACACAGACGGAGATGGATTAGTAATTAAATCATGGTGTAATAATCCCGAAGATGGGGCTATTCAGATTAATATGGAAATAACAAGATGGCAATAAAGTTTCTAAAAGGATAGTGTAATGGCAAACAATAGAATGTTTTTAGTTTATCGTCCAACTGGAGACTGTGTGTCGCTGGGCAAGAGGATTGGTTTCGGCTGGTCCAATGATAATGTGAGAAATATTAAAGAAAAAATAAATAGATTATTTGAACTCGCAGAACTAGCGGCTGTTGATGGTAATTCTTCACAAGACGACTTTGCTATTGCTCTTGAAAGTGGTGAAAACCAACCGCATGTAATCGATAAGTGGGGTTATTTAGAGGGGGATATTGGGGGAGTGTGTAAGATTAACATAGGCCCCGAAGTTCCCTATGGAACACACGAGGATATTTAAAATTTCTTATTTAATTACTCAAGAGTCGTCTAACTGGCAAGACGGCAGCCTTTGACGCTGTTAAATTAAGGTTCGAATCCTTACTCTTGAGCCAAAATAAAACAGAAAAGGAGAATTGAAAATGTTTGAGAAAGTTCCTAATAAATTTAACTACACCATGAATCGATTGTTTGGAAGAGATGTAAAAGTAATTACCCATTGTTGTAATCGCGTTGATATGAGTTGTTGTGGTGGAGGAGGTGGCGGTGGATGTTGTAATAGTTTGTTTTTACACACAAATAGTTATTGTAATTCTAATTGCTATTTTTGCATTGCAGAGCACAAACAAACAGAAATAAAAGATTTTACTAAGTTAACTGCCGTTATCCATGAGTTAGTTGATAAAAAGGTAATATCAAAAGTTGTGTTAACGGGGGGAGAACCTTTAATGCACCCACGGTTTACCGATTTTTTGGAATTATTAGACAAAGTAGAACTTGAATGGTACTCTCTGAACACAAATGGGACGTTACTCCATAAACATATTGATACTGTAAATGCAAGTAATCTTAAACATATCAATATTAGCTTACATCACTACAATGATGATAAGAATAGGGAAATAATGGGGCGATGTTTATCCTTTAAGGAAGTAGAAGAATTACGGAAAAACATTTCAGATAAAATAGAGTTACGGATGGCTTGCACTATAACAGAACATTGTCACACCGAAAACGATATAATGGCTTATATTACAAAAGTAAAGTCATGTGGAATTAATAATGTTATATTCCGCAATGAATACAGAGGATATAATAAGCACCTCGCAGCATTTCAGAAGATTTGGGGTAATTTGTTTACCGCTGATATTTGCAATTGCGGATATAAGTTAATAAATGGAGTTAACTCAGAATACAGAGAATCAAATGTGAAATTAAAACAGGCTATTTGTGATGCCAATGCGTATTTTAGGGATTTTATTTACAAGGACGATGATGTTCTTTCTGGAAGCTGGGAATACGGAAGTCAGGTAATTTATTAATTAATTCCCGCGTGTAGGCTAATGGCTAGTCGTCCGGCCTGGGACCGGAATCATGGGTGTTCGAGTCATCCCACGCGGAAAATAAATACAATAAGGGAGTTGTGGATGAAAAAAGAAACACGAGAGAAATTAGTTACGGTGGTGGCTTGGATATTGGTGGCGTTTTTCTTAGGAGCATCATTAACTATCGGACAAAAGGTAGTCAATAAATATTGGCAAGAACCAGAGAAAGAAATTATTGTAAAGCATGTATATTCTGTGGAAAAGTAAGGTAATTGTTGATATGCAGAAAGCTAATAACAAATCCCTCTGGACAGGAAAATACAAGCGACTCTATGACTCTGTACGCTGGAGGAAGATAGCTAGAATGCACCTAGATTCCAGTCCCCTATGCATTCCGTGCCTGAAAAGGAATATCGAGACTCCGGCTACCATAGTCCATCATAAAATACCACATGAAGGCAATGTGGAGATTTTTTACGATATGGATAATCTTGAGTCGGTGTGTGCTACGTGTCACTCAGGGGTGCTGAGAATAGCGGAAAATCACGGATACAGCCAGGCGTGTGATGTTAATGGATTGCCGACCGATCCAAATCATCCGTTCAACAAGAAATAAGGAGAATACATGGAACAGCAAATATTTTATTGGACAGGTTGTGTAATTTGGTGGGGATTGTGTTTAATGGTTGCTGGTGGGATAATAACATTAGTTATAATTTCTCCTCTCCTTATCCATCGCAGGGTAACAAAATATTGGTGGCAATGGAAATGGGCTAAAATTGCTGTTAGCGAAGGGTTAACACAGGCCGATATTGATTTCGCTGTACGTTGTCCTGATGGCACCCCTAATGGTACTACGGTAAAAGAAATGATTGCGTGGTTTGAGCAGATTAAGCAGCGCGGAAAATCAGCACGGAAGATATCAAGTTGATAAATTACGGTTATTCATAGAATAAAAAAATAGAAGGGAGTAGTTTATGGAGTTGGGCGATTTTTTAAAAGCACGAACCAAGGCTGAACGCGACACTAGAGCTGCGGTTAATACGGTACTTGAATCTTTCAAACAAGAGACTGGAAAGTATCCTAGGAATATAACTGTAGAATTGATGGATTATATCGGAGAAAATTGGCATCTAAAGTTAAGGGTGTCTAGTGTGCATTTTGATATCTAAGGAGGGGGTTCCCATGATAAGCTGGTTGAAAAAGTTGTGTGAAAAGCGTAAAGTAATGAAATGTTTACAATCTATGCAGAAATTAGAAGTCAGGGATGGGGATGTTGTGGTGGTAATGTTTCCAAGTACACCCCCTCTTAATGCTATTGCCGAAGTAAAAAAACATGTTTCCGCGATTGTAGGTGATAATATTAAAGTATTAATTTTAAGTGGAGGCGCGGAGCTTGGTGTATTAACCAAGTCAACTCCACGTATGCAGATGAATAAGGTAGTTGATAGTAATAACAATGTGTCTTTTTGCTACGGCCCTGTTTCGGGTTATTCAGGAATTATTAAACGCTACGCTGTTACCTATAGAAACGAAAGAAATGGCGTTGAAACTACGATCATTGAGAATGCATTAAGTAGCGGCGACGCAATCAGCCAAGTTGAACTAAGGATAAAGGGAAATTATCCTAGGTGTCACGTTATTAGGATTGCCCCTGACACCTCCAGCGCGAATCCACCAAGAGGCGATAAGACTAGTTGTGAATCATGTACGCTTGTGGACTGTCGGGGTTGTCCTATAATGGAGAAGAAGCCTAGCCTGCCGAGCGAGGAGTAATATATGCCGGATTATCCACAAACACTTTTTGGATTTCCTATTGTTTATTCAGACGATATACCCCAAAATAGCACTATTACTTTAGGGGGTTATAATAAAGCAACAGTGGGCATATCTAACATAAGCGGTGATGTAAGATATTTTAATATCGATATCTTAGGGATGAAATCAGTGAGAATTTTATGGCAATATAATTCGGATGGTGAACCAGTAAACGCTAGAGCGATGGAGATTAAATAATGGATTCAAAGAAAGTAAAAATGACTATTGGTGGCAGGGAGATACAATCTATAAAATAGTTCCAGTTTAAAACCGACAATTTCCCCGAATTTGATGATTTATTACTGGAGCTTGATAGAAAAGACGGTGGACGTATTGAATTTGATGGAATATACGATCCACCGCTAACATTCACCGTGGGAAAAATTTACCAGTTCAACATTGACGAATTAAGTGAAGTAGCCAGTTTTAAGTGCTTGTTGGCTACCGATGGTTATTATGAGTTCGAGAAGGTGAAATAATGGATAAACAGATAATGGGTAAGTATAATGTGTGTATTGGACGATATTATCCTTGAAATAAGCACATTAGTATAGTAATGTAATACTATCAGGAGGTAACACAATGCGAGGATCGCGTAAACCAATAGAACTAGAAATACTCCAAGGATGTCCGGGGAAGTCCCCTTTACCCGAAGGAATCCCTAAACCACCCATATCCGACGAAGACATAATCCCACCGTATTACCTTGATAAGTACGGCCTAGAGGAATGGGATAGGGTAGTTGGCCCGTTACATGCCATGAAGATATTTAGTGGCATAGACAGGCAGTCACTGGCGGCATACTGCGAATCGTATAGCACATGGAGAAAGGCCACTGACGAATTACACCGAATAGCTGAGGCACAGGGTAACCTTGCTGCGTTAGAGGAAAAAACTGGCAATGGGATAATGGTCCAACATCACCTTATCGGGGTTGCCAATACAGCCAAGAACGATATGGTTAAAATTGCTACTAATTTGGGGATGACGGCAATAGGAAGAACTAAATTAGGGGTTAAACCGGAAAAGGGGAAGAGCAAATTCTCTGGTCTTGTGGGGGTTCAGGGTGGAAGAAAGTGAAGAAAAGTTAACAGGGGAATTTGTCGCTCAATTTTATAACGAATTAAACAATAACCAAGAACCATTAGGTATTGAGTTTGAAAAAGTTCTGTATAATAATCTTTGGGAGCTATATGAATTATAACACGGTCATTGATAAATAATGGCAAAATCTAAATCCCTATTACCACTTCAACCAGTCTTTATTCCCATATCCAAGTCCGACCGGAAGATATTGTCCGATGCGCTTGATAACGATATAAAGGGGTCTGCTTCTTGGTGGCAATTAGATCGTTATTGGCAGCAGGTTTACGGACACACTCTTCGCGTTCAATTAATATTCGACTTTATTGAACAGTTAATTATCCCATCTGGTAAGGGAAAGGGTGAGCCGGTTGTATTGCGCCCTTTCCAGAAGTCGTTTATTAAAGATGTATACAATCCAGTTGATGAAAATAAGCGAAGAATTGTGCTGCGCGGGATACTTTCTGAGGGCAGAAAAAACGGAAAAAGTTTTTTAATTGGATGCCTTGTTCTTGTCCATCTTATTGGACCAGAGGCTACTAATAACGGGGAGATATATAGCGCGGCAACCGAAAGGGAGCAGGCTGCAATTGTATTTAAGTACGTTGCCCAAATCGTTCGTGCTGATCCTGAATTAGAAGCAATGGTAGACATAATACCATCCACCAAGACGATGGTGTGCTATGCGAACGGATCTACTTATAAAGCCGTATCTGCTGAAGCTGGCAGTAAGTTTGGCTATAATCCCACCGTTGTAATATATGATGAGCTTGCTCAAGCAAAAAACATGGACTTATATACGGCGTTTGATACTGCGATGGGTGCGCGTATGGAGTCTGGTGAAGAAACAATATTCTTTGTAATATCCACCCAAAGCAAAGATCCACAACACCTATTATCCCAACTTATCGCCGATGGAATTAAGAAAACAGACCCAACTACAGTTTGCCATTTATATACCGTTCCGCTTGCCAAAGACGGCGAGGAAGACGATGCTTTAACTAACGAATCCAAATGGTATTTGGCTAACCCAGCATTGGGTGACTTCCGTAGCTTATCAGAAATGCAGGCATTCGCTAAGAAGGCAATCCGAATGCCGGTGTTCGAGAATGAGTTCAGGAATTACTATTTAAACCAATGCGTTGACGCCAAAGCACCCCTTATCCCCCGCGCCGAATGGATAGCGTGTAAGGGTGATGCCACTATACTCCCCGGAGAAGATATAATATTAGCCCTTGACTTATCCGGTAAGACAGACCTAACCTCTATGGTGGGAACGTCCACCGGAGAACAGGATAAAATCAAAGCATGGTTTTGGAAGCCAAAGGGATCGCTACATGAACATGAGAAAAGAGACCGAGTTCCGTATAGCCTGTGGGAGAAGCAAGGATTTATTAAAACCACTCCCGGAATGTCCATTCAGTACTCGTATATAGCTACGGAAATCGCGGAAGTTAGTAAGGTTTACAATATTATAGCAATAGCATTTGACCGATACAGAATTGACGACCTCCGCAATGCAATGGATGAGATAGGGTTACAATCGTATATCGAACATAAGGATAAGGATGGTGTTCCTGTTATCGAGCAAGGGATGGGAATTAGGATGGTTCCCTGGGGGCAAGGCTACATTTCTATGACCGGGGCAGTAGAAGCGTTGGAAGGGGCCGTGTTGAATCGGACACTGGTACACGACATGCATCCGTGTTTAACGTGGAATATAAGCAATGCGATGGTAGTCAGTGATGCAGCAGGGAACAGGAAGTTAGATAAGTCTATCGTGCGTTTCCGTATAGATGGAGCTATAGCCCTAGCTATGGCCGAAGGGTTAAAGTCACGCGATAGGGGTGGCGGATTACCACAAAAATCAGGTTACGAGGGCATGTCGGTCGAGGAAATTGTAGCACTTATAACAGTCTAATACATATTAATAAAGGAGATATTACATGAATTATAAAGATGCGGAAGATTTGTTATACAAAACAAAATGGAAGACCGACACCTGTCAGGTGGGGAAGACCTGTTGGTGCAGAATGATCGTACCTGTAAAAAAGATTGTTTGCGCTGAATCAAGGAGCGATGGATTATATATTGCTGGTTCAGGAGAACTAAACAAAAGAGCCGCTGAATACATTGTTAAATTACATAACAAAAATTTAGATATATAATATTATAGACAAAGGAGAGTTAAATGGACAACGAAAAATGCAAATTATGTCACTATTTCAGGCTTAATTACATCGAAGTGGAAGTGTGCAAAAGATACCCGGACGATAGGGTTAAGCATCACGGGGATTGGTGCGGGGAATTCAGGGCTAGAGAAGATGTTGCAGAGGAAAGCATACCTTTTGATGCAGATTTAGCTAATAGTTCTGTTCCAACAAAGAGACCCGGTAGACCCAAGAAAATCGTGGAGGGAGATAAGTAATGGACAAACAACTAATCACCTCCCTGCCGAATAAACCAACCTACAGGGTGTCCGAAGTCGCGTATTACTACTCCGTTACCCCAAGGACTGTGTATACATGGATTAAGAACGGGGTAGTGGATGTTAAACTTACCCCACTAGGACAGAAGAGGATAACCAGGGAGTCGCTAAGTAAGATGGATAAAGAATCAATAATTAAATAATAATTACGCGCAGACGGGTCGGCCAAGGCTTCGCCAAAAGCCGCCGCCCCTAAGCGCTTTCTACTATACAACATCCACCATTCTACCATATACAGCGCAGCCGCAGTCCGAGGCTAGGCGTCAGCCAGCTCTCGGCCTCGGCGAAGGCAAGCGCAATACCATCAATAATTACTCCTTATTTCCTAATTTAATAAAAATCTTTTTCAAACTTCATTAAACTTCTTACTTTCCACTACTTTACCCACTTTAACCTTTACAATTCAACCATTTCCCCTTATTCTACCCAAAAGCGAACAAATGTTCTATTGGCTATCAGTGTGACTTATTACAACTTATCTTAACTCTTGGTGGGTAGATTTGGAATATTTAAAGATAAAATCTAAACTAAAATCAATATTTACAAAACTTAACCCATTGCGTATTAAGCTCGATATCCGGTTCTTTTTCTTCTTCGGTGGGTTGGCGATATTATGGTACGGAATAAACCTTATCCTCCCTTGGCTGTCATACGTTGTGGTGGGAATTATCTTCATGCTTATTGGCTGGTTTTTACAGGAGAATAAGTAATGCCATCATTTATGGATCGCATACCCCGCCCACAAGCGATTAATACAGAGATGGAACGGTTAATTCGTGAACATTTTAGCGGTGGTGGGTCTTCATATTCCGGTGTGGCTGTAAATTCCGAATCGGCTATGCGAATGATGACGGTTAATAACTGCGTAAAGGTACTATTTAATTGCGTATCTCAGATGCCGTGTCAGTTAATGGAAGATGTTAACGATGTCAAGAATAAAGCCAAGGACCATTACCTATATAAAATAATCAGCAAACGCCCCAATCGATGGATGACGGCTCCACAATTATGGGGAATGGCTATTGTCCACGTATCTTTACGGGGGAATTTCATAGCATTTAAAACAGGTAGACCGGGTTCATATAAAGAAATTCTCCCCGTTCATCCTGACCGTTTACAAGAGATACGACAAAATCCCGACTGGTCTTTGACATATAAAATAACCAATGCTGTTGGCGGTGGATATCAGGAATACACCCAAGACCAGATATTCCATATTCGCGGATTGTCATTAGACGGATTTACCGGCATGAATCCTATCCAGTACGCAAGAGAATGTATTGGATTAGGGATAGCAAGCGAAAGATTCTTGGCTAATTACTTCGGTAAAGGTCTCCATCCGGGGGCTATTATTGAGCGCCCGGAAAAAATGGACACGGCTGATCGGAAAAATATGCTGGAAGCTTATAAAATAGCTTATAGTGGGCTGGGAAAATCAAGCGATTTAATGCTATTGGATGGTGGGGCTAAGATAGATTTTCCTCCTATTAAACTTGTAGACGCTCAATTTATCGAGCAAATGCGATTTACAGAAGCGCAAATCTGCGGTCTGTTCGGTGTTCCTTTAATATTAGTCCAAGCTGGATCTACTCCCGCTACTTTTGCTTCGTCCTTGCAATTCAAGCAATCGTTTGTTGATTTTACAATAGCCCCTATTGCAGTAAACTTTGAAACAAGTATAGATAAGGATTTTTTGACCGATGTTGAGCAGGATACCTACTATACTAAGTTTAATCTTAATTCGTTGTTACGTGGAAACATGGCTGAACGATTTGCGGCATACGCTGTTGGAATTACAAATAAATTTATGAACTCGAACGAGGCGAGGGCACTCGAAGACTGGAATAAACGCGAAGGCGGAGATGTCTATGAGAACCCCAACACGTCGAGTAATAAAGAAAGCGATAAACAGATAAGCAAGGAAGAGGAATAATATAATAAATGAAAACATGTTTCCGGTGTAACAAAGAATATCCAATAACATCTTTTAGTTTAAACAAAACCCATAAAGATGGACATGGTTCTTATTGTAAAGAATGCTTAAAAGAAAAAAATAGAGAATATAGGATAAAAAATCCAGAAAAGATTAAAAATAATGCAAAATTATGGGCTGAAAAAAACAAAGACTATGTTAGGGAAAAGCAAAAACAATACCAAAGAGAACACAAGGAACAGTTTTCTGGGTATCAAAAAAAACATTATAACAAAAATAAGCAAAAAATAAATCAAAAAAACAAAGTATACGCCGATGCCCATAAAGAAGAAACGCGAGAGAGGGGACATAGATGGCGGATTAATAATCCAGAAAAAGCGCGAGAAGTTCAACGTAGGCATGGACAAAAGGTACGTAGCACAGCAATGGGGAGAATTAGTGAAAATATTTCATCAGAAATAAGTCGTTCTATGAAGAGAGGCCCAAAAGGAAGAGGCCATTGGGAAGAGCTTGTTGGATATACAAAAGCACAATTAAAAAGACATCTTGAAAGTCTTTTTACTCCTGAAATGTCTTGGGAAAATTACGGATCGTATTGGCATATTGATCATATTATCCCAATATCAGTATTTAATTTTTCAACACCAGAAGACATAGATTTTAAAAAAGCGTGGTCACTTTCTAACTTACAACCTCTTAATGCCATTGATAACATGAAAAAACACGCAAAATTAAACAAGCCTTTTCAACCTGCATTAGCAATAGCCATATAGGGGGTGGTAATTTTATGAAATTTACATATAGAACAAAGCATAACGAAAAATCAGTAGCAGCCTTTTGGGGAAAACCAATCGAGGATAAACCTCCCTACACAATCAGTGCCTTATCTGATGATTTAACAGAGGTGTGGGTGACGGATATTTTGGGATGGCCATACAACGATATTAATGGAATGATTCGAGATATCTCTAATATTAAATCAAAGGAAATTAAGGTAAGGTTAAATTCTCCAGGTGGAGACCCTATTGACACATTCGCATTATATCACGCCCTAAAAGAACACCCCGCTAAGATTATTGTCCGTATTGAAGCATTGGCAGCTTCTGCTGCATCATTCCTTGCTTTAGCAGGTGACGAGGTTCAAGCATATCCATCAAGCCTAATGATGATACATAACAGTTGGTGTATGACAGTTGGTAATAAAAAAGAACTTATTGAAACAGCAGATATTCTTGCTAAAATTGACACCAACATGCAGGAAATTTATTCCAAACGTACTAAACTTGGTAAAAAAGAAGTTTGCTCCATGATGGATAATGAGACATGGATGACAGCTAAAGAAATGAAGGAAAAAGGGTTTATTGATACCATACTGGATGGCAAAGGAGCTAAGGCATCATTCGATTTGTCAATGTTTCTTAATGTCCCCGATGAATTTACAGCGTTAAACGATGAACCAATAATACGTAAATACGAGAAGGCCTTGCGTGATGTGGGGGCTTCCAAGAGCGAAGCGAAGAGTATTCTGGCGAGAGGCTTGAAGACTACTGAGCAAGAAGTAGATGATACCAAGCGGCAGGAGGAGTTAGCTCTACAAGCAAAACTCGAACAAGATAAAATAGATGAAGAAAAACGTGAACAAGAAGAGTTAGAATTAAGTAATCGGCGCGATGCTGATATTAAAGACGCTCTCCAAGAAGTTAAAAACTACTCACAGCGTTACCTATAACGCATTAAAATCAGGAGGAATAGTAATATGGATAAGAACGAAATTGTAAACGAAATAAAGGGATTGATCGACCCCCTTGGCCGTGCATTTGAGGCTTATAGGACTGAGAACGATAAGCAGATCAAAGAGTTAAAAGACGGTAAATCCGATCCTATTTTAGCTGAGAAAATTGACAAGATCAACGTTGAATTGGATAAAATTACTGCCATGAAGACGCAGTTGGAAGCCAAATTGACGGCAGTAGAAGCCGCTGTAGCGCGTGGTGAATTTCAGGGTGGAAATACCGTTTCTGAAATCGATAAGATTAAGTCCGAACATAAGGCAGCTTTCGAGAAATGGTTCCGGCGTGGTGGGGAAGCTCAGTATTCCGCAGTTCACGATCTTCAGATTAAAGCTGGCTTATCTACCCTGTCCGATCCCGATGGTGGTTATTTAATAACCCCGCCTGAATTCGATACGGCCATTGACCGTGTTGCAGGAACGATGTCTGCTATGCGTCGGTTAGCTACTGTGCGCACAATCGGCACCGATACTTACAAAAAACTGGTTAATCAGGGTGGATCTACTTCCGGCTGGGTTGCAGAAAAAGCTACTCGTGCAGAAACCGACACCCCCGTGTTGCGCGAAATTGCCATCAACACCAAGGAAATTTATGCAATGCCGGGTTGTACCCAGATTTCCCTTGATGATGCAACGATTGACCTTGCCTCTTGGTTAGCTGATGAAGCAAGTATCGAGTTTGCAGAGGAAGAGGGGAGCGCTCATATTACCGGAAATGGTGTCGAGAAGCCTCACGGAATTGCTGCTTATACCATGATTGCTGATGCATCTTATTCTTGGGGCAAGGTTGGGTTTATTACTTCCGGTCATGCAACCCTTATCAATAACGCAGATAAGTTAATGGATGTCGTCCTTGCTCTCAAACCTATGTATCTTAATGGTTCGTCTTGGCTTATGAATCGGGCGACTATTGGTAAAATCCGTCAGCTTAAGAATGGTGAAGGTGATTACATTTGGCGTCCGGGCTTGGAGGCTGGTGCCCCTAATGTTCTTTTCGGATATCCTGTTGAGACGGATGATAACGTGGCTAATATTGGCGCGGGAACTTTCCCTGCTTTCTTTGGCAACTTCAAGAGAGCATATCTGATTATTGATCGGATGGGAATCAGAATTCTCCGCGACCCCTATACCAGCAAAGGTAACGTGTTATTTTATATGACGAAACGAACTGGCGGGGGGTTGGTGGGTTTCGAATCACTCAAGGCTTTTAAGGTTTCTGCCTAGTTAACAAATAACAACAGAGGGTTGGAATACACCCTCTTTACTTAAAATTTAATAAGGAGAAAATATATGAAAGATTTATATAGTAAAATAGGATTGGTTCAGGCTGTCGCTCCGGTGAATGTGCTTGATGCAACCGTGCCTACGACCGTTGAGATTGATCTTAAGGGATTTAATTCTGCGGTAATTGAAATTACCAATGGCGCAAAGGTTATTGGCGACACTGGCACAATCGAAGTAACCCTTACCCATGCAGATGATGATGGGACGGGTACGGCTGGGGCTTATGCTGCTGTTGCTGCCGCTGATGTACTTGGTGTTACCCCTGCTACTGGTGTTATTTTCACCCTTGCTACCGCCGCACAAGATGCTGCTGTTACTAAGGTTGGCTATGTCGGTGGAAAACGGTTTATCAAAGCCGCTGTAACCGAGACTGGCTCTAATGCAACTGGTACAATTATGTCGATTACAATTATCAAAGGTAATCCCGAGAATGCTCCGGCTGCTTAACGGTCGAAGTAAATAATTAACCCCGGATCTTTAATGATTACTCTTCTGCATTCTATTCGGGTGCAGGAGGGGAAACCACCGGATATACCGAATAGGAGGATATATTATGACTTTAGATGCAAGTTACAGACCAAAAACATATAGACGGGCAGGCGGGGACGAGAGTGTTATTGCCGATGGCGGTAAACTTATCGTTGAATCAGGTGGAACTATTGAACTTGAAGCTGGTGCGTTACTTACTGGTATTACGCTGACCGCTTCTGTTACCGCCCCTGATACTAGTGATGGGGCAGCGCTTGGTTCGGCTACTCTCATGTGGTCAGACCTGTTTCTTGCCAGCGGCGGTATAATTAATTTCAACAATGGGGATGTTACCTTAACGCACTCAACCAATACCTTAACTCTTGGTGGTGGCGCTCTTCGGCTAACACAAATTCCAACAGCCCACACTGACTCAACTATGAGTGTTGGAGTTTATGGAACTCCGCTTGTCGATAATACTCTTGTCGATAATATTCTTGCGTCCATTAATTATTCTACTGCGACCAATAAAACCGTTGCGGATAGTTCATGTATGGCCGCTTTTATTGGATGTTCCAATACCACTGATACTACCAATAACAAGATACAGGGTCTTTTGGTTTCCACTACGCTACATGGCGATGTTTTTGATGCTTATGGTGTCCAGGGCCATATTACTGTCCATGACGAAATGGGAACGCAGAACGCCAATGCCCACATTACTGGTTTGTCAGGGAAAGCACTTCTCTCTGCTGCCGTTACTCAAGGATGGGTTACTGGCGTTCTTGGTATCATCGACGGTACTGGTGCTGTCACTGGTCTCTGCCACGCAATTGCTGGACAAGTCGAAGCTGGCGTTACGGCTGCTGATGCTATTTGTTATCTTGGCGCTGATGCTACTACTACAGCAGCGATTGAGTTTGCCGGTACCGCTAATATGACTAATATTTTTAAATTCAATGCTGTAGCTGGTGGCGTGGTTTCTAATGCACTTGTCCCATCTGCGGCTCCTGACGCTGGAACGGTAGGGGCTGATGCAGCATTAGTGTGTGATATTGGCGGAACTCCTTACTATATTGCACTGTACGATACGTTACATGCTTAACGATTACAATTAACAAGGGGTGGGGAGACTCACCCCTACAATAAAAAACAATAAAGAAAGGAATAGAGCAAAATGGAATTAAATGTATTTAACAGGCTTATTTTATTAAACATATTACCAAAAGAAGGAGACTTCACAACCCTTAAGATTGTCCGTAAATTACGCGAGGATTTATCGTTTTCAGAAGAGGAACATAAGGAGTTACAGTTTAAACAAGAAAATGGATCTATCCAATGGCAACAAAATGCAGATATCAACAAAGACGTCCCTATCGGTGAAAAAGCTAGTGATGTTATCACCGACGTACTTAAAAAATTAGACAAAGATAAAAAGCTAACCGACCAACATTATTTATTATATGAGGCTTTTGTTGAAAAAGTAAAATAACTATTTTTAAATAATGGATAATATTTTTTATCCATAACTTGATAGTCCAAAAAAGGAGGATTATTACAATGGCATACGAACCAATCGGAGCAATGTACAACCGCTTTATCGGACATTCGTCTGATACCAAACCAACAACCGTAAAAACAGGGGCAACCACTTATGAATGGAATACCGGATTTATGTTTATCTACAATGGATATTACTGGGTTCCCAAGTCCTTTATGCCCGAATCTACCGTTAATTATAAGCAAATCAGCCTAAATCAAGCCGCAAATACATACGACGTAATGATTGCCACATCACAAGCTATTTTTATTGATGCGGTTATTGTCTACGTCCCTGATGATCTCCATTCCGTAGCGACATTTACCGGAATCTCTGTTCAGACTGACGATGGAACACCTATTGTCCTCTTATCTGGTACTGCGGGCGCAAAGGCCAACTTAACCGGAAGCTTCTATTCTGTATATCGCGGACCATCTGTAACCGCTGCGACCAAGAAAATCCAATTAACAATCTCTGGGGCTACTGCTGGTACTGGAACAGTTGCCGACGTTACTGTTTTGTGGCGTCCGTTGGTTGCTGGTGGATATTACTTAAATGCGTAAAGTTAATGTGGCTGTAAAAAATATACTTAACTGGATTATCAATAAATTGGGATTGTTTCGGAAAGATAATCAATTACACAACATAGCCATTGGTCCAATCTTCAGGCCAATAGTAAGGAAGGTAATAGATGGCACAAACAATTTTAACCAGATCCATAGCCGCTGAAAATTTATTCACAGATGCAACAGAGATATCAGGTTA